CCATTGATGAATTTTATAAACTTACTTGTTGTAGCATTATTTTTATAAAATTCATCAATGGTTTTCATTCCTTGCCAAGTAGAAGAAATATTAAGACGAACTGCCTCTATAGGATTCATACCCCATATTCCATCTTTTGTTAAATTTCTAAAGTGAAGAATTTGCATTGAATCTAATTTAGCTATCTTCCCATTATAATCTACAGAATAAAATAAACTTCCATTTTCAACACCATAAGAAATAACTTGAGCTGGATTAAGAAGTTCAAGTGATTTAACTTGACCTGTTCTATTATCTCTATAAATTCGTGCAAAAGAATTCCCCCTGAGATTTCTCCAATATTCCAAAGAAGCAATAAAAGTTTGAGAACTTGTATAATTATTTGGATTATAATGAATTATAGGATAACGATAATCCATTTTATCAATTTCTGCCCCGGTTAAACCAGCAGAATATAGGTCCAAAGGCATTCTTGAAAGAGTATCGGCAAGCTTTTTTATACAGATATAAACAGTACTTACTGCTTCTGCATTATTTATATTAAATGCGGGGTTACCACGAAAAATCTGAGGTATCATAACATCTGTATAATACTCATTTGTACCCAACCACATAGATTTTAGGTTTTGAACAAAACTTGAAAGAGGCATTTTAAGTTTAATTTATTTTATATATTCTCGGTTATTTTTTATTAATATATGAAGAGATTGAAGCTCCTTCCATAGCAAAATCAATATTAAAATGGTCAAAGAGATAACCACCAAGACCCATTGCTAAACTAACTACACCATCAACTGCATCATTCTGTTTATTTTTAGTTATTTTTACATTATTATTTGTATCAAACCAAAGAATAACATTTTCAAAATTCCAAAGTAAAACAGGATTCCCCCAAAATTTCATTTGTCCTTTATAAACTAAAGATTCTATCTCCTTAATTGGGAGATTGAAATGCATTGTATTTTGTTTAAATTCTTCGCAAACAAATCCCGATTCAGCTAATCTTGTTGTAAGTTGGACAGCATTAAATGGGTCATATTCTATTTTTACAATATTAAAGACCTTAGAATATTCCAAAATCTTTTCATAAACTAAATCCAAATCAAGAACTTTAGATTCACATTTAATAATATGACCTTCTCTTATCCATTGAGTTAAATCAAGGCCATTTGTTCTTGTCATATTTTCTTCTCTTCCAGGTAAAAAGAATAAAGGAAAAACATAATAATCTTCAAAATTCTCATCTGGTGGAAATACAAAACATAAACTTGCTAAATCGTTATTTCTACTAAGGTCCATTCCCAAGTAACAATTCCTACCTCTAAATTTCTCTAAATCCCATTTACCAAATAATGGGTCTAAAACAGAAATAGGTATCCATATTGTTGGTGTATCCCAGAAAAGATTTAAGTGTTTTGTTATAAAAAAGAATTTATCTTGAATAGAATATTGAGCTTTATTAAATGCTTTCCTTAAATCTTCTATAGAATTTATTTCTCCTAAAGAAGGATTCGATTTCATCCAAGTTTCTTCTTCTCCTTGTGGGTCTTGAGGGTCAGGTTGAAAAATCATAGAAACTACAGTTTCGTCTTCAATCTTTCCTCTTAAAACATTTTTATGATAAAGAAGATATTCCTTACAAAATGCTGCATTTTTATTTCCTGCTGTTGTTATAGAAAGTAAAAAAGGATTGGTCCTCGCTCCTACACCAGTTTTTATAGAGTTATAAACAGCTGCATCTGGGAATTCATGTATTTCATCAAAAATAGCTGATGATGGGGAAGCACCTTCTAATCTTGCTGGTTCTGCTGTAGACATTACTTCGCAAAATCCTTGCTTACTTGAATCCTTAAAAACAATTCTATTTCTTTGTCCCTTTAATCTTTTCTCCAAAGCTGGGGAATGAAATAGAATATCTTTAGCATAATTTAAAGCATTACTCGCTTGACGTGCTGTATTTGCTAATAATATAGATTGAGGAACAGCAACCCCATCCCCAAGTAAAAAATATAATTGTAAAGCTGCTGCAAAAGCTGTTTTACCATTCTTTCTTCCTATGAAGAGTAATCCTTCTCTTATTTTTCTCTTTTCAGAATTTTTCTCATAAAACCCAAAAGATGCTGCCAAAAATAAACATTGCCAACTCAATAAAGGAAACTGAACATAGTTATCGTGAAAATCTACATTTAAGAAACTAAAGAATTTAAAAACTTTGTCTACTTTATCAACACGATAATCCCATCTCGGGTCTTTTATATCCCTCTTAAATTTTTTTACAAATAATTTAATGTCTTCTCCTGTTGGTATTTCATCATTTTCGACACTTTGAATATATTCGTCTACTTTTTGCCAACATCGGTCACAGTAATCTTCAGGAGTTAATCGTGTCATAAACCCATTATTTCATCAAATGCGTCAGGCTGAGAAATAGCTAACTTCAATTTTTGACGTTCCTTTAATGATAAACCTAATTGAATAAGAATTGAATTTATATTTTTTAAACAATCATTATAAATACCTATTGATAGATTTTTGTTCATATATTCTACACCATTAGATTGTTGAGAAATATTTATTAACAATCCTCTACCTTTTATATCATCTTTAGCTTCTTCTACCATCCAAAGATTAAATTCCAGTTCTCTTAAAAGTATCTCATCTACTTCTTCGAACTGTTTTACAGATATAAGGTATTCCTTTACTTTTTCTTTAAAGTCAATCATAAAACCTTTTAAGTATTTATTCATATAATAAATGCTCATATTATTTCTTAAACTAAAATTAGAGGGCTACCTCTTTTTGTAAGAACCCAAAAACCTCCCATCAACCAGGAGGTTTTTATTTTTACCCCCATACGTCACGCTACACACACGTAACCTAATTCCAATATAAACCATTACTCAGGTCCCAAAAGTCCCGTAGACACGTCCTGAGCAAGCCCCAGCAAGATTTAAAAGTTCCTTTATCTTAAGCGGGAGGGCACCCGTGATTGGATGGGAGGATGTGGGTGTTTTCGAGGTCCCGGGTATATTTTAAAAATTAATTGAGGGAGTATTCCAAATTGTGAAGTCCGGTGAGGGGGAGTTGGAGGGGGAGGAGGGGGGGAGGGAGGAGTGGCATGGTTTGCAGAGTGCCTGGAGATTTGTATAAGAGAGGGCGAGATGTGGGTGAGAGGAGATGTCTTGGATGTGGTGGATGTCTACCGCCTTACGTATGATACCTTTAGATAAGCAACGTTCACATAAAGGATTTAAAGACAATTTATATTTCCTAAGGTCTTTCCATTCGCGCGTATGATAAAATGATTTGCGTCCGTCGTATGTAGTAAGGTCGTATGGTTTCATTATAGTTCTTTGCTATTATTTAATTTTTAAAATTGTTGTTCCTGCTCTTACTGAAAATGTTTTTATAGTTGGAGTATATCCTACACCAATATAACCTTTTGCCCAATGGTATTGAGCATCTAAAGAAATATACTTAAAGTTATCATAAGGATACACTGGTATGCTTACGCCCGCACTCACGTACTTATTATAAGATATGGTATTGTCCACATTATTAATAACTGTAGTAAAGGGGATTTTTATATTATACTTAAAGATATTATTGATAGGTTTATTCTGTGTAATATAATCAGTAAGATAAACATTTAAGGTATCATTAGTCCAATGTCTATTATAAACATAAGTAGCAAAATAATTCTTAAGGATTTGATTTGTATCTACAGGAATAGGAATACTATCAGGGACAAATACAGTATCTAATATCTGAACATAATAAGGAACTGTATCGTGAATCCAATGAGTTGTAGTATCATAATGGAAAACTGTATCATGACTGATTGTAGGACAAGGACGATAATGAGGATATGTTTTCCATCCTGCAAAGAAGGCAAGACCCAAAAAGATTAAAATTATCAGAGAAATAATTAAAGAAGATTGTAATTTAGTCATATTCTTTTTTTAATATATACTCTATACATTTGTTGTTCATTCAGTTTAGGTCCCAGCTAATAT